ATGGGTACATTTGCAGCTAATCCTTCATACCCAGATTCAGATGATGAGCACGAAGTAAACAAGTTAGCTAGAGGAATAAACAAACTAACTAAAACTCCAGATAGTACAAATGGTGAACCTGCTAATCCATATGCAGCTGAGTATCCTAAAAACCATGTTTACGAATCAGAGTCTGGCCACATAGTCGAAATAGATGATACTTCTAATGCTGAAAGAATACACATTTATCATAAGTCAGGTACTTTTATAGAAATGCATCCAAACGGAGATGTAGTAACTCATCATAAAAATGGGTTTAGAACAGTAACAGGTAATGATAAACTACATGTGACAGGAAATCTAAATATAGTAGTAGATGAGAACTTAACTATTACAGCTAAGAATATGACTACTACAATTGCACAATCTAAAACCGAAACTGCTGCTACTGGAAATGTAACTTATAATAGTGGTGAAATAACTGTATCTGGTATTACACATACTAAACACACTCACGTTGATAATCCAGGATTAGCTGGAGCAAGAACTACAGGACCATCTGGATAATGGCTGATTTAAAAATAGTAAACAATCAAGTAGCGTATGTAAACACTAGTGGGGGATCTGTATACACTCTTCCTACCACTGGTATTGGTATAGATCAAATCTTAGAAAAAGGAAACATTTCAACAAGAGCTATTACTGTTTCTGATGTAACTACTACAAATGTTGTAGCCAATAATATTAGCTCTCAAGAAATGACTGTCGATAGTTTGACTGTAAATGAACCAGTACTGGCTCATGTTGTTTTGACAAGCGATTACACTAATAGGACTGAACAAAATTGGCATGTAATAATATGGGACACAAGGAGCACTGCAGTTATTGATACAAAGTCAGCATTTGATAGTGTAAATAATAGCTATCTCATTCCTGTAGCTGGATATTATAGAATATATGCTCAAGCCTTGTTAGGTGTTGATGGTCAACAAAATAATAATAGAGATACTGGAATTTGTATAACAAGGATAAGAGGTGCTACAGAAACCCAAATAGCATTTAGCACTCACAGACATTTTAATGGATCTAACGATACTTCTGATGTTACAGAAAACGTGTATGTTATAGATAATTGTCAAGTTGGAGATCGTATTAAATTTTATGTTTATGTAAACACAGACAACAGTGCGGACTTTGATATCTTTGAAGGTGTTACTGGATCAGGTGACAATGCTCATTTACTTACTAATATACCAGGAACTGGAGATGGCCAAGGCAGAAGCACATATTTTACTATAGAGAAAATATAAGAAAAGGTATAAATAAAACATGAGTCACGAAAGATCACGTCCAAATCAAACAGGTATTACAGATACCATATATTCCGATTTTAAAACAGGGTTTTCTATCCATCCTGTTAAAGGTGACCTTGCAATTAATAAAAATGAAGATAGCGTTAAGAGATCTATCCGAAATATTTTATTAACCGATTATTATGAGCGTCCATTTCAGCCTACATTCGGGGGAAACATAAAAGCATTATTGTTTGAAAACTGGACTAGTGGGACATTAGCATCTGCTCAAGAAACTGTAACAAAAGCTATTATAAACTATGAGCCAAGAGCAGTATTAGAAGAAGTAGTTTTATCAGGAAGCCCTGATTCAAATCAACTAAATATAAGAGTATTATTTAGTACAACAAACAGAACAGAGACTGACTTTGTAGATGTTGTTTTAGAGAAAGTAAGATAAATGGCAAACAAAAGTTTTTTAGCAGCTAATGAGTTAGATTTTGATACGTTAAAAACTAATTTTAAAACGTATCTTCAAGGACAAGAACAGTTTGCAGATTATGACTTTAACGGTTCTAATCTGTCTGCTTTATTAGATGTTCTTACTTACAACACTCATGTAAATGCACTTTATCTTAATATGATAGGAAGTGAGATGTTCTTAGATTCATCTGTTCTCAGAGATAGTGTTGTATCACATTCAAAAGAATTAAACTATTTACCAGTTTCTAAATTATCTTCTGTTGCCAATGTAAACATTATAGTGGATACTCAATCTAACACAGCAACCGATATTGGATCAAGTATTACTATTCCTAAAAACCTTAATATTTCTACTACCGTAGGAGATAACAATTACATTTTTACTACTGCAGAATCTATTGTTGTTACTAAACCTACATTAAATACAGCATCAGGTAGTTTTGAATTTATTGCAAACAATGTAAGCATTTTTGAGGGCGATATAGTAACTGAAGTGTTTACAGCAAACACAACAGGTTCTACTCCGCAAAGATATGTCATTAACAATGCAAATGTTGACACAAGAAGTATAGAAGTAAATGTGCAAACTTCGAATACAGACACAAGCAATTCAGACTTCACTAAATCAGAGTCGTTGTTAGGATTAACCAGTGCAAGTGAAGTATTCTTCTTGCAACCTGCAGAAGATTTTAAGTATGAAATTGTATTTGGTAATGGAGTTACAGGTAAGTCTATTGAAAACGGAAACATTATTAAAATAACTTATAGAAACTGTAATGGTGATGAGCCTAATAGAGCTAATGTATTTTCTTCAGCTACAACACTTACAAATAGTAACTATCCACTAACTATTGTTACCAATTCAAGATCACAACTAGGAAGTGAAGAAGAAACAATCTCTTCAATTAAATTCAATGCTCCAAGACACTTTGCTACACAAGGTAGAGCTGTAACAACTAGTGATTACAAATCACTTATAACAGGCCAGTTTCCTCAATTTCAAACAGTATCAGTTTTTGGAGGAGAAGATGCTTCACCAGCTAGATTTGGTAAAGTTATAGTAGTTGTAAAACCCAGTGAAGGAAGAAATCTTTTAACGGATATTGAAAAGGGTCAAATCACAGAATTTTTAGCTCCAAGAACACCACTATCTATAGACCCATTAATTGTAGATGCTGAGTTTAATAAACTAGAAGTTACATCAAGAGTAAAATACAACACTTCAGTAACAACTCAATCTATCAACGATATTAAGTCAAAAGTAATCACTGCTATTAATACGTTTAATACAAACAATCTTGGCAACTTTGGAAGTACATTAAGATACAGTAAGCTAATATCTGCCATAGATGATGCTGATAGCAGTATTATTAGTAATGAAACAACTATTAGAATTTTTAGAGATTTAGTTCCTGTAGTCAACTCAGTTAAAACAATTACATTCCAATTTGAGAATGAATTATTGACTAATGATGTTTTATACACACTTCCATCAGGCCATGAAGGAATTATTGAATCTACAAAGTTTACATATGACATTCCAGCTGGGACTGATCAATCAGGAGCATTTATTGTTGATGATGGATTGGGTGGCCTTAAAATTGTTTTTGATGCAGCTGGAGGAAGACAAACATTAAACAATAAAGCTGGAACAGTAAATTATACTACAGGAGAAGTTACACTTTCTAATTTTTCAGTTACAGCATATGAAGGGTCTGCTATAAGAATTTTTGGTAGACTAGAAAATAAAGATGTCATTTCAACTAAAAATATTATTTTAGAAGTAGGATCAGACGAAACGGATGTTACAGTGACAGGTATATCTGATTAATGAAAAACTTAGACAAAAATATTAGTGTTTTCTTAGAACAACAACTTCCATCTTTTTATTTAGAAGAAGGTGAAAATTTTGTTGCTTTTATTAGAGCATATTTGGAATGGTTAGAGGATACTAATAATCCTTATTTTAAATCTAGAAGATTGTTGGAATATAGAGACATAGATTTAACACTAGATGCTTTTGTTCAATCTTTTGTAGACAAGTATCTAACTGGTATTCCTGATACAACTATTCTTCAACCTTCAGACGAAGAAGATAGAAAACGTTTTTTAATTAAACATGTGTTTGATCTTTATAGATCTAAAGGTACTGAAAATGGCTATAAACTTCTGTTTAGATTATTGTTTAATGAAGATATCGAAGTTGAAATCCCAAGCAAATTTATTTTAAGACCATCTGATGCAATCTTTGTTCAGCCTGCATTCTTAGAAGTATCAACAGTTTCAGGATTAGCTAATATAGTAGGAAAAAGAATTATTGGTGCTACAAGTGGAGCAACTGCACTAGTAGAAAGTTTGCGTAACTATTACATTGAACAAAGAGAAGTTAACGTGTTAGACATCTCTGATCTACAAGGTGACTTTTCTTTCAACGAATTTATTTTTGATAGAGATAGAGCAACATTTACTGATGCATTAAATGCTCCTAAAGTAACTGGATCAATGACATCATTTAACATTACTTCTGGAGGAGAAAACTTTAGTGTCGGTGATGTTCTAGATGTACAGACTAATATAAACGGTATTGGAGGCCAAGCAGTTGTAAAGTCTGTTGCTGATACAACAGGATCTGTTACATTTACCATTACAGATGGAGGAAGTGGATACAAATCAGGTACAGGAGTAACAGGAAGTACAGCTAATGTAACTGTACAAGCAGTGGGTCCAGTAGATAACATTACTATTGTTGATCAAGGCGCTAACAATAATGTAGGCGACAACTTAACATATACAAGCAATTCCATTACTGGGGGTGTAGGAAGTGATTTTCAGGCTACAGTATCAGCTGTTACCGAAAGTGGTGGTATTACAGAAATTACTATTACTAATAATGGTACTGGTTATGTAAATACAGGAATTTTTACCAACAGTTCAAAT